AAACGTAAACCGTCTGTAGAAATACAGACACAAGGAGAAACAACTATGGCAAATGCTAGTACAACTGGTTTCGGACTTAAAGCGGCTATGAGATTGGGCAACACGCCTGCAATCGAAGGTCAATCTAAGTACGACATCAAAGATAACACTGGTGTTGGTCTGTTCAAAGGGAACCCAGTATCTTTAGAAGACTCTTCTGGAGACCAAGGATTCCTTCAAGACGCAAGTTTCTCTACAACTGATGATGGTGGTGGAGGCGGAGTAGACTTCGCATCTGCTACGGAAGCGTTATTAGTTGGAGTGTTTAATGGTGCTTTCTTTATAGATAACACTACAAGCAAACCGACTTTTGCAAATTCAGTTGCAGCAGGACAGCGTTTTGGAACAAATCCAAACACTAACAGTACAAATGGTATTGG